CTGAAGAACCGATATTAACTGATACTAAAGAGTTACCAGCAAAAGAAATATTATTTAAAGTAGAGTTGTTAATAGTGACTGATACTAAAGATAAATTAGATAAAGTTTTATGAGTACCATCAGCATTGTGTTGAGTTGTAAATACGTCATTTAAAGAATCAGCCCAAACAACGTCAGGTACAAACTCAACGATCGCCCCGATTGCGTGGTCTTGTGCTGAAGTTCCACCTAAACCCCTTACAAGACCTGTAACAGTTGATCCTGATACACCTGTAAAAGAAATATATTCGGTTAAGGATGGGGTTAAAGTACCATTAACATCAACTCTATCTACAACTAAGATACCAGGAATACTAGCTGATGCTTGTAAATCTGATGTAACAGAAGTAGTAAAAGTTATTGTTCCTGTTTCTGAGGTAAGCAAAGTATTTGCTAAAACCTTCTGAACTGCGTTTTTAAGTGGTACATTATATAAATTAGCCATAATTTAGAAATAATAAATAAATATTTAAATAGCAAGTTATATTCGAAGAGATGAAGACAGGGAACCTTCAGGTTGTAGAGTTGCTGATAATTTGATATCTACCAACTGAAAGTTAGTTTCTGTATCGTTTTGAACTATTTGAAACTGTACGTTCCTACCTGTTTTATATAATGATGACCATCTAATTATGTCTTGTGGTGTTGGAGTTATAACATTAGTGTTAGAAGTACCCCAATTATGGGAACCCCATAGGTCTGTACCCCATCCTGTACCTCCTGTTGAACCTGTTAGTGAGAAAGATTTAACAGCTTGTCTAATAATCCCTGCTCTATCTTCATAAATTATTGAAACATTTACAGTTCCTGATACTTCTCTAAAGAGTAAGTTTAAAAGTTCAAAGGTCTTTAAAACTGACCAATTATCAAAATCATCTTTTTTAGTTTTAACTGTTTTAATAATAGCTGATCCTGAATCTGAGTTAAATTTAGAATTAAACTCTCTAACTATTCCGTCATTACAGCCAGCAAGGTACCTGACTATACCATCAGAATCAATGTACTCAAGCCATTGAGTGATGCCAAATGGAGTTTTCCAAGGACCCATAAAACAAGCTCTTTCATAATCATAAATCATAGTTTCTTTGCTATTTGGTAAAGAGAATAAATATTTGTAGTCCATGTAACCTGATGCAATAGTTCCTAAATCAGAAGCAGATATGTTTTGAACATAAGGTCTAATTCTAGCTGAAACCTCAGCAGTTCTAATTTGAGATAGGTAGCTTCTTTCAGCTCCGATTGTTTGTAGACCTAGTCTTCCAAAGTAGAAGGTATTGTTTTGAATATTAACAATGCTTCTAAATGATGAAGCACCTGTTGGGGATATGATTTGTTGTTGTGGATTTAAGATAGAGTAGTTACCAATATCAACATAACTTAAAGAAACAAAGTATACTGATTCCTTCATAAATACCAAGATGCCAGGAGTATTAAAACCACCAAAAGAGTTTTGACCTAACACTTCAATACCTGTAATTTCATCACCACTATCAGGTGCAATCTTTATGTATCCACCACCATTTTGCCAGTTAAATCTATCTTGGTACGGATATTTACCTGAAATCATAAGCATTGTAGGGTCGTTTTCAATACCTGCTAAAACTAACCTATCATCAAATCTTTTAATGTATTTAGCTTTTACCCCTGCTGTAGTATCAACTGTTGGTGTAAAGGTAGATGATTGTGGAGTACCTGTATCGGTGTAAGAAGATACTGTAGGTCCAACGTTTGCAATTAAGGTTTCATCACCAGGTAGCCCTGCATAAATACCAAAGCCTACGATATCTGTTGATGCTGTTGATGGCTGTACCCAATTTACTCTAGCTGTAAAGTTTTCTCTGTCAAAAGACATATTGTTAAGTAAAACTGCAGAAGATGGTAAGGTTTCTCCTGTTTTTGAAAAAGCTGTGATTCTATAAGACCAAGTAGCAGTACCTGTAGCACCTGATACGTACGCTACAGTTACAGATGCAGGAGCTGAAATGCCGTTATAGACAGACACATTAGTGCCATCATATCTTGAAAATTTAGTAGAAGAAGAAACCAAGTATTGGTAGTTAGCAATTTGAGTAGAATTAACAATAGCACCTGAAGCAAAAGAAACTCCTGTAACTACTGTTGTTGATGTACCTGATTTCTTTCTTAGGTATCCTGTATCAGTTACAACTAAAAGTTCATTAACTGAGGTGTTTAAGTTTTCGTATTTCTCAAGCATTCTGATAGTAGTTGATCCTGTTGAGAAATAGGTCTGAGAACCCCATCTACCTGTCACAACACCAGCACCAATCAACATACAGTTATCAGCTTGTACTAACTCTGTTTTTTGAATTTCTGTTGGAGTGTAATAAAGATTTAGACCTCCTGGGAAGCCATTGTAGATTGATTGAAATCTTGGTTGTGGTGAGTAGCTAGGAGTTCTAGTGTTAAGTACAGGCATTATCCATCAACTCCTATTGTGAAACTATTTGTATCGATTGGTATTCTATTAACTTTTCCAAATGGTACATTTTGTTCCTCAATAGCGTTGGATAACATTCTTTGAGCATCTGCTTGAAGAAGTGGATATCTTGAATCACCTCTAGCTTGAAATACCATAGCAGATACTCGCTTAACTAGATATTGTGATGCTGAAATTGGAACAAAATCAGTTGTAGTTGCAACAGAAGAAGGGAAAGACATATAGTCTATTTGACATGATGCACCACTTTCAAGTGCAGGATTTACAATCAACTGTTTATTCCTAAAAGTGTTCATAAGGTAGCAGTATTTATCAGTATCGAATTTTGAAAATCTTTCTCTAGCATCAATGAGAGGGTATTCTGTAGGCAAATTTCCTGTATCTGAAAAGACGTATAGAGTAGATAAAGGCTCTCTAAAGTTAGTTGGGAGATTTACTACATTTACAGATGCAGTTGAAGTGTTGATAGCTAAAGTAGTTCTTAGATCTTTCCAAGTATAGGTATCAGCCCACTCTCCTAAAGCATCATTAACATATTGAAGTCTAACAGATAGGTCGGTACCTGTAGGAAGCACAGCTTCTTGCTCGGTTAATCCTCCAACAGATTTAAGTATTGTAGCTACGTCATAGAATACGGTCATAACTTATGAATAATAAATTGTGTAGGTTATTTCAACTGCTAATTAAAGTTCCACCTGCAAAATCAGGTTGAGTTAGTATGTAGTTATAAATTTGAGGTAGTATAAGCTTTGTTTTATCAATTACAGACACATCAATAACATAGTCTATAGTATTAACTTCATCTGAAACTGATACATAGTAGAAGTTATTATTTACTCCAAGTGAGGTTATATTCCAATTTGTTCCATTTAAATTAATCATATTATGAAGTGAAATAAATAACCCTTCCCCCAGCTCCTGGTCTACCACCTTCTTGTGCTGTTGGTTGTGATAAATCAACAGTAATAGCACCATAAGCTGCAGCTGTTGTCCATGCAATACTGCTTGAAACTCTTGATAATGCAAGTCCTGATACAACTCTTGGGTCAGTTGCCACATTAGTCAAAAGTGTAACACCTGTACCACCTGCAAAAGCACTACCTACACTTGTTGCAACTACTGTGTATTGAGTATTATTTGTAGTTGGGGTATAACCTAAATTTGTAACTGCTGTTGTAGCACTATCACTTGAGTTGGTAGCAAAATTTACATAAGGACTGTTACCCTCATGTTGTGCTGTATTTTGAATTTCATCAAGAGTTATTCTGATGGTATTAACAGGATTAGTAAAATTTATAAATATTCTATCTTGTAATTGGTCATCATTTGGATTTAATAAATAACCTCTGAATAAAAATAAAGACCTTGTTGGATTTGCAATAGTTCCAAATGCTACTTGAGCAACTTCTGTAAATGACATTCCCATTCCACCAATGTCAAAATTATTAACTCCTACTGTACTTCCTGCATCATAAGAAACATGAACAGCCATCAGATAATAAGAGCCCTCATTTAATGCTTGATTTGGTCTTATATTTAGATATTGAACAGTAGCAGTTGATAAAAATATAGTGGCATCACTTCTTCCAAGAGCAAGTGTGTTAGCATTACCTGCTGAAGTTCCACCTAATCCCCCAGATACAGTTGGAACAGTAACCCCATCAAATCCCCATGAAGTAGCAGTATGTAAAATTACATAACCACCTTGACCACCTCCCCCACCTCCAAATATACCTCCAGTTCCAGTAGCATTACCACCATTACCACCTTTTGCTTCTATAGCTCCTAAACTTGTCATTTGAGGTGAGGCAATAAACACAACACCTCCACCTCCACCACCAGCACCAGAAGTAGCACCAGTACCTGTTGCAGATTTAGAACCTGCACCACCACCTACTGTGTAAGTTGGTTGAGCTACTGTAGTTACAGTTGGGGATATTAGTGGGTTTTGATAAGTAAAAAAGTTCCCAATTAATTGTTTTCCACCTAAAACAGGAGAGGTTAAAGAAGCTAATGCTACATTGTTTGCAACTCTATCAGTTATTGCAGACCTTGCACTTGCACCTCTTCCACCTACATTTCCTATATAAGTGTTAACAGTTGGTAGTGGTGATACTGCTCCAGACCCAGCTACAGCACCAGTACCAAGTCCAGCAGCCCCATTACCCCCAGCTCTAAAAAATCCACCAGTAGCACCTGTTCCTGCTGTATTAGCTGAAGCATTACCTCCATTATTTGATATTGTTCCATCATTAGTAAATCCTGAAAGAGCAAAAATTCTGTACCCAGATGTTAAAAGTGTGTATCCATTAGCCAAATAAAATGAATCTGCATAAATATCCCTTAACTGTGTATATGTTTGTGTTGAAGCATTATAAGAAACAAATGGTAGGGTATTAGTGCTTCCTGTACCATCAAGGTTTACAGTTGCATCTGAACCATCTCCGTAAAATGGCATAATTTGGTCACCAGTATTTGTACCTGATAAATTAGCAGATGTTAAAGTACCTGTCCAAGTTCCAGATGAACCTCTAATAATTCTTATAGAAGCTGTAGAAGCTACAAGCATTCCACTTGACCTTAAAATATGTGAAGAAACTGTAGAAGCAAATACTCCACCTATTGCATTTATAATTCCTGTTGAGATTGTTGAGGCAAATAAATTGTTTGCATATAAAAAGTCAGTTGAAACTGTTGATGAATTTACAATTCCATTTGAATATAAAATATCAACAGATGCAGTTGATGGTAGTTGTGCTGATACTGTGTTTAGAACTGCTAAAGAACCTAATGATAGGTTACCTCTTGCAGTTTCAATGTTATTTAAGTCAGATAAGTTAGATGCAATCTTAAGCTGAGCATCATTAGTTACATTACCTAAACCTACATCAGATTTAGTTAATGAATTAAGAACTGCTAATGAACCTAAACTTGGTAAATTTAAAAGTGAGGTATAAGAATAATCATTGAGAACTGCTAAAGAACCTAAACTTGGTTTGTTTGTGATTTGGGTTAAATAATCAACTGTAGCTTGGTAGGCAAGAGATGATAAAGATGGTTGATTAGTTAAACTTGTAAAGGATAGTTGGTTCATTTCTGCTAGAGAACCTAAACTTGGTTTGTTTGTTAATTGATTTGATGTGTAATCTAATGTTGCTTGAAAAGCTAAAGAACTTAAACTTGGTTGGTTAGTTAGACTTGTAAATGAAAGTTGATTCATTGCAGCTAAAGAACCTAAACTTGGGGTATTTAAAATTGAACCATAAGATAGTTGGTTCATTACAGCTAAAGAACCAAGTGATGAAAAAGAAACTAATTGATTTACTAAGCTACCCAAAGATAAATTTAAAAATTGTGAAGAACCATTAGATAAAATAACTTGCCCAGATGCAAGAGATGATATAGAAACATCAGTTAAAGATGCTAAAGCACCAGCACCACCAAAGTAGGCTAAAGAGTTCCAAGCAGAAGTTCCATTACCAACTTTTAATTTCCCTGAATCAGTTTCAAGTCCAAATTCTCCTTGAGCAAGTGTAGGATTTACTGATGACCAGTTTGTTGATGTATCTCTTCTAATTTGTATTTGCTGTGCCATTATGCGTTTCCTCCATTAATATTTTGGGAGATTAAATAAACTGCATTTGCACTCCCACCATCTATGTTAATAAATACATCATCATTTGTCCAATTAGAACCATTATATTTTAAGTAATTTCCTGTGGCTAAAGAAACAAAAGAAACATCAGTTAAGGAAGCAAGTGCTGAAACACTAGGAGGAAGTACAGAAGTTAGGCTTTTGTTATACCAAAATTGAGATGCTCCACTAATTAAAATTTGACCTGATGCTAAAGATGCGATTACAACATTATGTAACTCATCTAACTCATAGCCATTAATAACATTAACAACTAAAGAACCATCAGTAGTTGCTTTAACAACTGTTCCAAGTCTTACATAATGTGTTGGTGCTTTTGTTGGAACATTAGTGTAATAACCTGCAGTTGCACCTGATAGATAAAGAGTGTTTCCAGCACTAAAAGATGATAAATTTAATCCTGTAATTTCTCCAAATGTAGTTACCCAACCTGTTGCACCATCATTAATAGTTTCTGCAGTTAACCCTAAAGTAAAAGCAGAAGTCATATCTGATGTTGCAATAGCTCTTTCTACTGTTGGAGTGTTTCCAGAAACCCCGTTGATATAAACTGCTGTACCTTTTGGCATTGTAGAACCTGTTGAGTTTCTTACTCTTTTAGGAAAGACATTTTCCATACCAAGAGCCACATCAACTGTTCCACCAGCAAGACCTACAACTGTAGTTCCAATATCATTTACCCAATTCATCTGTCCTTCTGAAGATAAAGTTGCTCCAGAGGTTAAGTTCCAATCAATGTTTGATATATGTGCTGTATTAATTGTTGCAGTAGAGGCAATAATACGAGAAGTATTGATAAGATTAGTTGAAATAGTTGAAGAAGTAACAAGATTAGTTGTTCTAAGAGTTCCAGCAATGGTTGCATTTGAGTTTACGATTAGATTATTTACTATTACAGGGTCAGTAACTACAAGTGTAGCAAGAGAAATTAAAGCTACGTCCGAATTTCTAAGCTTATTTAAAATGGGATCCCAATATGGAATTATAGTACTCATGCGTAGGAATAGGTAGCTCGTGAATCCCAAGACTTATTGTAAAGTGTAGAAGAATCAGCCCAATAAATACTTATAGGATTAACAGTATTAACCCTTTTTATTTTCCAAGAAGCAGCAGATGTTGCAGTTCCAGGAACAGCGTATCCAATATAAATATCAGAACCAACAACATCAATAAGCTGAGTTTCATCAACTTCTCTAGTTCTATTGAAAGCTTGACCTGATGTAGAATTACCAACTCTTCCGAATTGTTCGTACATCATTAATGCTTCAGGGGAGTTAATACCACTTCCCATTGCATCAACAGAATTTAAGTTAGCCATTGGTCATCCTTTCTAAATCTCTTTCAATTTGTTGTTTTTGATTGTTTAAAAATAAATACCTAGACATAGTTTTAATTTGTTTTTCTAGGTTGTTGGTGCCAAGTCTAGCACCTAAAGATTTTATGTAATAGATAATGTCATCCATATTTTGTGGATTAAAAGTATTAACGTACTCTAGGATCCTATTGATATCGTGTTCGTATTTACCAACGTCATAAGAGTTAATACCAAACATCTCAGCTACTTTTAGCTTTGCCATTTCACCAGGTATAACCACATCTTGAGGTTTAACTTCCTCAATAATTGGTGCTATAACAGGGGTTTCTAATTGTACTTTCTTGACGTCTTCTGCTCCGAGCATAGTTTATAAATACTAATTTATTGATGGTTTTTCAACTGCAGGTGCTTTAGGTTTCTTTTTAACAGGAGGTCTTACATAGATTTTATCTTTATTATCAAGGTAACTTATTAAGAAAAACTCAAAGTCTTTCCAATACATTGAAACTACAATATCTTCTCTATCTTTTTTAGTTATTGCTACAGGTATTTTATTTGGTTGTTCTGCTTCTTTTAACGCTTTTTCAATTTTAAATGATTTCCCGACCTTGCATTGAATTGATAAGTCGCCAGTACCTTGAATATCGTATCCAAGACCTTCTTGATACTCAAGTTGCCTTTTAGCATCAGGGTAATAGGGTCTAAGCATGATTGCCACTTCTCTTTCAAAGTTATGTCCTTTACGTCTTGCAGTTTTACCCCCAGCCATTAGTAATCGTTATCTCCCCATTTTTCAAAGTATAGTTGTTTATTTCTTTCAATTCTCCCTTGTGAGTTTTCAATGTGCCTTATGCTTGTTCCATTAACAGGTTTATTAAAATTAACAAATTCAATAGGAGCTATTTTTATATTGTTTGCTCTAATTCTTCTCCAAAAGTCTGTATCTTCCCAATGGGAACCTTCGTTAAATCTCATATCGTATAAACCTATTTGTTCGTAAATATTTTTAGGAACACAAAAAATCCATGGAAGTGCATCAAATTTTCCATTTAATTTAGGGTAAGTAACAGTATCAGGGATACACATTTCTTTTAAGTTACCCTCAGTTTGATAATTTGCGTCACCTACAAACACTATATAATCTCCAGTAGCTAAAGTTGCTATTCTATTCCAAGCATCAGCAAACCCTATATGAGCCTTTATTGGATTAACTAAAGCTAATATTTCATCTGCACCAACAAGATTTTCCATACAATCATAAAGCATCTTAGCTTTACCTTCCGAAGTCCATAAAGATGAGATAACAACACTAACTTTCATTTACTAACCTTTGTTTTATCTTGGTACTAGACTCGTGTTTTCTAGGTGTATAAACTAAAGTAATTTCATTATCTTCAAGGTATTCAGGAATAATCCCAATTTGATTTAAATAGTTTTTAGATAACCAATCAGAACCTACAACTAAAATATCAGGTTTAACTTTTTCAATAGTTTCTCTGCAATCTTCTCCTGATTCGTGAAAATATGCAAAGTCTACATAACGACAAGCATCAATCATAACAATCCTATCTCCTTGATGGATAACAGGTCTTTTACCTTTATATCTTTCTACAAATTCATCTGCGTTAATGGCAACAAAAACAGTTCCACCCTCACCTGCAAGGTACCTACATTGTTTAAATAAATCTATATGTCCTACATGAAGCAAATCAAATGTTCCTATTGTTAGTACTTTTTTCATAAAATTGTGTCCATTATAACCTTTGCAAATGTCTTTGGAGAATAGTTTGGAATTATATACTCATCTCTAAAGTTATGTTTATTTTCTAAGTTTAAAGCCTCTAGCATGGCTATGGTGAAGTCAGGAGTAGTTGCCATAGATTTGACTACAGCAGGTATTTTAGATGCCTTAGAATCAAGCGTAGCAAGTACAGGTACGTTACAAGCTAGTGCTGATAATGCGATTTCAAATGACTCGTTAGTATCTTCAATTAAAGACACAGCTTTAGATTGATTTATTACTGTAGTTAGAGTACTTGTGGCATCAAGAGGAAGTTTGACAGTTGAATTTAAAGTTTGTGAAATAGAGCCATATACTCTAACTTTTGAAAAGAAATCTAGTTTTCCAACTGACAAATCCTGTGGAAAACAAAATGTAAAATATTTTTCTGTAAGTTGTGGGAAATATGATTTAGTATTAACAGGTACTGCAACACTAGCAGATTTATAGTTTTTAACTTCTTCTTGTGTTTCAACAAACACATGGTCAAAGAAATCATATAACTCAGAGTTATGGTTATTACCCTTATGGATTAAATATTTAGGTACTTTCTTAGTTCTAAATTTAGCATAGTCATAGTTAGTACTGCCAACAAAATAGATATGTGTTGGATCAAAATACTCGTTAACTCCAAACTCAATAGCCTTATCTGTGTTTCTAAAATTAATATCAAACTTAGGTCTTCTTAACGTGTTCATTTGGTCGGTGTAGGCAAACACCATCATCTCAAAGTTTTTATTTAAATGGTTAAAGGATTCAAATAGACCATTATGTAACCCAAAATAGTAATCAGCAGGTTTATAGTCTGTATAAATAAACGCTAGTTTCTTACCTCTCATTTAGAAGTGGTCTGTCCAAAGTTTAGCAATTCTCTTCCACTCAAAATTCTTTGCACCATCTATACCCTTTTGCTTCTCCTTGGCAAGTCTTTCCTTGTCCTTCCACAAAGAAATTAATTCTTTAACAAATTCTTTTCTAGTTGCTTCTTCATATATATCTCCATCAATTAAAACACCTGCATAAACAGTATCGAGTAACCCTGCATAAGCAATAGTTACAGGCACACAACCTAGTTTTAAACTATCTAGGGCAGTTATGCAGTTCGTTTCTCCAAAATGTGTAGGGTATGCCCATATATCTGCATTTGCTGTAGCCTTGTCTAGTTCTTCTTTAGATACCCTACCATACTCAGTTATACCTTCCTGTTGCATCATTTTTATCATATTCTCTTTCCACTTCATCATCTGTGGGTTATTAGCATGACCCTTGTCAAATAAATTCCAGCCATAGTAAATTGAAAGAGTTGCTTCAGGTACTTCTTTTTTAATTTCAGACCACATTTGTAGTAAGTGAATTAAGCCTCTATCATAGCTCGACTTATAGATTAGTTTCATAATGTAATTCCATTGGAAATAACTACTCGTTTATCTAATTCAAGTTGTGGTATCTGCCTTGCGTGCCATTTAGATTTGAAAAACACTTTATCAACTTTCTCGCATCTTGATTCAAACCAATCAGAAGCATTTACTATATCGTGTAAATCTACAAAGTGTTTTCTAGTCTTGATGTTAAAGTCTAAGAAAGCAGGAGTTCTCCAAGAGATAAAGATATTAAACTCATCATTAAAATTAACTTTCCAATATTTCTTGTATTTAACTCCATTGATAACCTTATCTTCCTCTGTATCGCAGTAAACAGTAACATCATAACCTAGCTTTACCCACTCCTCTGAAAGATAAATTACTGCAGATTCAGAACCACCGATACCTACTTTTAAGTTATCTCCGTTCCATTTCTCAAAATGTGGTCCATAGAAGGAAGCAAAATAGACAATAGACTTATCATCATGTTTAACTCCAGGAACTTGAGACATTATTCTTTTAATAAATTCTTCCCCCTCAAATGCTTTAGGGGTCATATCAAGAAGTGCTTTGACTTCTTCATACATTTTGTTCTTTAAATAAAATGTTGCTAGGTTTAAAAACCCTTGTGCTAACATCTCAGATTCTTTTAGGTAGATAGTGTCCTCAAGTAGTCTATCTTGTACTAACTCGTGTCTTTTCTTAGCCCAAGTTAAACACTCATCAAGTTTTCCTTCCTTGTGAGCTTGTTGCCATTTAATTGAATAGTAAAGCATCTCAACCTCAAGGGGTGAGGATATAGTAGCTTTAGAAGTTACAGGACCTAAAGCTTCAAATACTTTGATGTAATGAGTAGCTAGTGGCAGGTTATTTTCAATAATTAGAAGCTCTGCTAGTTTTAGATAAGATGTGTGGTTAGTTGGAAAATATACTGTTGATAGTTTATAGGCATCTATTGCTTCTTTATTTCTACCAAATCTTGATAAAATCATTCCTCTGTATTCGTGAGCGTTACCAATTTCTTCTTCCCATCCTGACATTGGAATATACATATCAATGTATTTCAAAGCAGTTTCAAAATGATTTGGACCTAAGTCATAGTAAGTTTTAGCCAAGTAAAATAGGGTTCTTGGATCTGTATAGTTTTCTTCTTTAGCTTGTAGTTCAAGTATTCGTATATTTCTTTGCAATGAAGCGTGTGAGTTTTCTAAGTTTGCAGTATGTACCCAAACTAGGTTTCTTCCTTCCTCTACACTTCTTGAATAAGGACTCATCTTTAGATTTGGTTTAGTAGGGATTAAAACCTCATGTAGGTGTGATTTCCATTTAGACACATCAGGTCTAACAAACCTTTCTCTTTCGTGCATGATAACTGTTTTTTTAACATTACCTTTTTCATCAAAGATATTTGAGTACCAATAGGTGCAGTAAATTAAATCTAAATCTTTTTCAGTTGCTTGTTTAAGTAGTCCTTGAATCTCCTCACCACCAATTAAAATATCATCATGGTCAGCCCAAGAGATGTAGTCATATTTATCAGCAGGTACCATATCCCACACAACTTGTCTTGCCTCATGAAACCTAGCAAACTCCCACTTACCTTCTTCCCATTGATGATAGATTTGTGGGTGTGTTTCAGGTGAGGTTGAGATAGAGTAACCTCCATACTTCTTAACAAGTTTATGTATCTCAGAATGTTTACCTGACGGACCTGTAACGGCTACATATACCTTGTCAAAATATGGGGTAAAAGATTTAAGGGATTTTTCAAATTCTTCTTTTTGGGAATCGTCTTTGATGATGTAGGTGAGGGCTACTTTAATCATTTTTAAGGGCAAATAAAGTCCTTTCTATTTCATTTAGCTTTTTATAACTTTTATTAACTTGATACCTATAATAACTTCTAATTAAAAATAATTTAATTTTATTTGTTTCTTTTCTATAAAAGTGATTATAAGTACCTGCTAATTTTAATCTCCAATCCATATAGGTTTGGTGGGCTAGCCTCTGGTGGCTAATTTCTAAGTATGTAATAAATTTTTCTTTTAGGGTATCTTGGTTAATTCCATTAGCATCAAGTATATTAATTAAATCCCACTTAGATAATTTTAATAAATTCAACTTTGACAGTTTTAAATAGTTGTAATTCATCTTTTTATATTTTATCAGCAACTTTAAGAATTGGTATCCTCCTAGCCAATCCTGCAACAAACTTCCTATCCCATTTTTGGTGTGGGTAAATTGCTTTAATCATATTGTAAAAAGTTACGGGAATCTCAAGCTGTCTTTGCCACAAATCAGCACCATCTTCTTTAATCATTCCATTAGCGTCTTTAAGTTCTTTTCTGATGGTTGCAACTGATTCTTGGAAGGCGTGATACTGCTCAGGATACTCTGTGTACCACAAAACAAATAACTCCCAAATAACTTCCCAATCTTTATCTCCATCAACAAATGTAGGTCTGCCTTTGGCAAGTTCTACAATTCTTTCAACTGTTTGTAATTTCTTGGCTGATACAGCGACATATTGTAATTCTACTTGGTCGTCTAAATTCATAGTAAATGCTGGGGGTAGATTAACCTGAATCGTGTTTGAATTAATTACCCCCATTACATTATACATACCCCATAAGAAAACTCAAAATGGTATGACCACAGGGCAACAAAAAAGCAGGGGTTTTACGCCCTGCTTCTTTGGTTCTCTGTTTAAGAGGCTAGACTATAGAAGTCCAGAAACTTTAACAGATGCAGGTTCAGCTAATGACTCTACTGTCAATTCTGTTAGGTACATACCTTTGTCTGCATCACCAGTTTTAGCTAGTTCAACAAATTGAGGTTCTCTACCTTCTAAGAAAGCCATCTTGAATGTGTCAAGTCTTAGAGCATACATCTTACCAGCAGCAACATCCTTGTGAGGAACTACGTTAACAACTCCAGCTGAAGACTCAAATGTACTTACATTTTGGTATAAGGTATTTGTGTTGTTTGCGAAGTTGGTTACATATGTTCCGAATGTTGTGAATCTTCTCTTAAGAGCCATAGTTGTAACGATAGTGTCAGCAACATATTCAGCACCTACTTTATCCCAAGAAGCTTGAATAGCATCTTCAACCATTGCCATTGACAATGATACGTTTGATAAAACAGAAGTGTTTGTTGTGATACAACCATCGATTCCAACCATTCCTCTTGCAACTCCAGAAGCACCAGAAGCTTTAGTTCCGTTTAATAGAGCGAACTCCATTTTAGCGTTTAATCTCATTAAAGCTTTTTCCTTTTGGAAGGATAGAGGGTCTTGATTTGTTGCAACAGTTACAGCTCTTTCAGAACCAGTAACTTGGATAACTTCAGTGATGATAGCTGTGAAGTTGTTTGATCTAACAGGAGCTGTTAAGTCAACAATAGTAGCGTCAGCACCTTCGATTGCGAAAGTTACAGTTGTAGGTCTTGCTTGATAGTAAGTTACCCACTCGTGTAGCGTGTTTCTAGCAACGGAAGTTCCAAGGTTACCAGTTAGATAGTTTCCACCTAAAGGAGATACATCTTTTAAGATAGACAATAAGTCTTCTCTTCTTGATGCGTCTTGATAGGTTTGTAATCCGATTGGCATATTATTTTATTTTCCTGCCTTTCTACAGGTAACTTTATATTCCAAGAGCTTTTAGTCTTTCTCTCAAAGCTGAAGAATCACCTTTTTGTGTTCTTGCTCTCAAATCGTCTAAATTTGGTCCATCTTGTCTTCGACCAGTACTCGAAGAAAGAGGAGCATTTGATGCAACTTGTTGTTGAGCTTTTTTGAACTCTTGATTTGCTTTCTCAGCCTCTTTTTTAGACATACCACTTGGTTTATAAAAACTTATTACTTGGTCAGCGACACTAGAAAGTGAAGAAGACTTCCCTTCGTAGTACCTCTGCCTGATTACCCTGTCTTTTACTAACTCAAAGAAGTTAGGATCAAATTCAGGGCTTTGAGGGTCAAGATATGGGTGCTTCATATGAGCTTCCCTTACCTCAATTTCCTCTCTTGCTTGTTCTGCAAGACGTCTTGCCTCAAGGGCTGATACTTTTAATGCTTTCAGGTCGGCATTAAGTTTTTCAATATCTACTTCCCCGTCTGCTGTTATGTAGTCTGTGTCCTGAACATCTGCTACAGGTGAAACAACAGGGTTGCCCTTGAAAGTTTCATAAACTGAACCATAAGCAATAGCTGGTTCAGAGTTCTTAGTACTTTCAACTTGAGCTAATCTTTCTTTTAGCTCTTTGTTACTTTGGAGCAACTTATTGAATTGCTCTCTTGTTCTGTCATTTGAACTTTCCGGCAGAGAAAATTCTTCAGAACCTTGTTCGACTTCGTTTTCAGATGGCAAGTCCTGAGGGGTTGTTTGAACATCACCCTGAGCATTTAGCTCTTGTGTGCCGTTTGGATTTAATTCATCCATTTTGTTCTACCTTTCTATGCTCTTGTTATGTGGGGGAGCATCACCCTATAGAAACTAATTAAGAAATAATAAATGATTTTTTAAATGTCAAATAATTTAATGGAGCCTAGAAGGAGAATCGAACTCCTAACCTGCAGTTTACAAAACTGCTGCTCTACCGATTGAGCTATCTAGGCATATGAAAAAGGGGTAGTCGAATTAACGACCACCCCAACCCCCTCGCTTTCGTAACTCGCTAAAGGTTTTTGGTGTGTCTAACACCCGACCATAATGCAGAATTTCATGATGAGTCCGGCATATTGTCATCAAATTAGCAAGTTCGTCCTGTCCACCATGTCTTCGCCAGACGATGTGGTGGACTTCAAGAATAATATCGGAATACCTACCACCAGCACCGCAGAAACGACAAAGAAAATCGTCCCTTTCAAGTACTTCATACCTAAGATGTTTTGGTAACCTTGCCACATAAATCCTACCTTTCGATACAAGCGTGTACCATTTGCCATCCCTCTTTTGCATAAGGTCTAGCAAGGATTACTGCTTGTTCCATGTAATCAAGAACTGGGTTTCTTGGTGCCTTTAAGGTCATCATAAGATTCCCATATTCATGGTACTTAACCAGAGTTATAACTAGCATTGATTCCATCAGAAATCCTCCCAACTTGACTCCATGTTTAGATAAAATTGGTAGTCCCTAAGCTCAATCTTTTCAATCCTCCAGCCATCTTGAATGTAGGATTTAGCCATGTTATATGCAACCTCTACATAAATAGACATATACACGTCCACGACTCTCTTGGTCATAAAAATTGGTTTTTCACCAAACTTGACCAAATGGACAACTAACTCAAAGTGAAAATGTGGTGGCATATACCCCTCCTTAAATATTGCCTAAGTTAAGAATACTATGTTTGGTATAATATTCCCAGATGCCTAAGAGATTTGTTCCTACAAACGTAGGGTTTGTTTTACACGATTTGAGAACGCGTAAAGGAAAAACCCAATATCAATTTGAAAAGAGGTTGGGATTTTCAAGAGAAAACATCAACGCTATTGAGAATATGAGAACCAACCCATCACTTCACACTTTTATAATGTTGTTTAATTTTCTAGGTTATGAAATTCACATTGTTGATAAAAAAACAAAAGAACGAGTAACTGATTTATTTATAATTGAAAACAACTGACGCTTTACCCGGTGGTATAATAAAATTATGGATATATATTATTTTAATGATTTTCTTAAAAAAACTAGACTTAAAAGAGGTTTAACTCAACAGCAATTTGCAGATGCTTTAGGAATTACTAAACAAGCTGTATCTGCTATAGAAGCTTATAAAAATAAAGTTTCTCACGAAGTGATTGAAGTATTTTGCAATCAGTTTGAATATAGAGTTTACTTCCAAAATTTTAAAGATAAGAATGCTTAGCATCTCCATCTTTTACGGGCTGCTATACCTCTTTCACCAGACCATGATTTTGATCTCGAGCAGAAAGCTTTTCGTCTTTTTGCTCTTTCTCCTGTCGGATTTTTTTCTGTAACTGCAGTTTGTAATTTAGAACCAGGGTTAGCTCTTCTATAAGCAGCAACCCCCCTAGCTGTCATACCTGCACCTAAATTTGTAGGTAAAAAGTTTCTATCTTTACCTTTAGTTGTTTTTCTAATATTCATTGTAAGTTTGCCAAATAATTTTTATACGCATTATGTGCATCTATTTCTTCTTTAAATAACCCTAAATATATTTGTTTTCCAGAAATTTTAATAGAAGATTGCCATTTATTTTTTAATTTGTGCCAAGTTACGCCATAATATTTAGAACTTTTTTTAACTTTTTGAAATCTGTAAATTTGATTTAATCTATTATCTACCCACCTTAAATTTTCTAAAGAATTATTTTGTTTATTTCCGTCTATATGGTCTACTTGATTATAGTTATTTTTATTTTCAATAAAGGTTTGAGCAATTATTCTATGAACATCAATCATTTTATATTTTTTTTCTTTATAAAGTTTTACACAAAAGTAACCATTTGAATTTAAAACTTGCTTTCTTAACTTACCTAATTTATTTTTATGAAAAGAATATATATTACCTTTTGAATCAATTTTGTATATACCTTCAAAACCGTTAATATCAGTTAGGAAGTTTCTATCTTTACCTTTAGTTGTTTTTCTAATGTTCATTGCCATATTCTTTTAGCCAATTTTTAAATAATTCTTTTGACATTACTCCATTTTTTCTTGAAACTTCAACGTCATTTCTTGTAATAATAAATGTTGGAATACTTGTAACTCCAAACTTTCCTGCTTCATCAGATTCTTCTATGTTGATCTTTTGAAACTCTATATTAGGGAACTCAGACTTTAGTTCCTCAAATATAGGTAACATTGTTTTGCAAGGGTTACACCAATCAGCGTAGAAGTCTAGTATTTTCAACATAGTTATTTTTTTCTGTAAGTTTTTAACTTAGCAAACTCTTTAGGGCTAATAGTTGATTTAGATTTAGGATTTGAAGTTCCTTTTCTTTTAGCTAATGCTATATTTTTAACCAAACTATTTTTCATTGCTTTTAGTTGTTTGATAGTTTTCTTCATTATTTTTTCTTCTTAGATTTACCTGCTTCGCTAAGGGCGATTGCGATAGCCTGGCGTCTTGATTTAACGATAGGAGCTTTTTTTGGTCCTTTAGGATTTTTACCACTATGTAAAGTTCCTGCTTTGTACTCTCTCATTACTTTAGAAATTTTCTTTTGTGATGCTGTTTTTTTCATTATTTTCCTTTCACTTTTTTCATTACTTGTTTTTTTACTTTTTTGTACATTTCCTTTTCCATTTTATCTTCTTTCATGTCGTCTTTTTCTTCAGCCATTTCCATTTTTTTCTCCAAAGGTTTTTTGACCTTTTCTTTAAGTTCTTTTAATTTGTAGTATAAGTTTGTAAATTCTTGTAGTTTCATAATATATAAATACTAAAATCTTTTGATTCTTTTAAGTGGTTTTACACGAGGAACTTTTACTCCCTTAATTCTTTTAGCTTTAGTTGCTTTAGGTTTTTTAACAGTTAATCTCTTAGGTGCAGAAACCTTAGGCATTCTTACCTTTTTAGGTTTAGATATTTTAGGTAGTTTAATTTTACTTGCTTTAATAGATAGTGATGGACCACCACCTGTAGATTTAAGTCCGATAGAAGAACCTGAAATATTCTTTTGTTTAGAAATTAAATCTTTAACTTCCAAAACCTTATCAATATCCTCAGTTCTCTCAGGGTTAGTTTCTTTTAATGTTTCTAAATCATCTTTTGAAAAATTTAAAATAACTTTTTGATCAGGAGTTAAGCTTTCTTCTGCTAACTCTAGTTGTACTGAATTTTCTAATGCTCTAAATTGTTGTGAGGTTAGATTTGGGGTTATTTCTCTTAGTTTTGTTCTAGCATCTTCAGCGTTTGTATCGGTATAAATATCTTTAATTAATTCTTTGATACCTGCATTTTCTTTAGTCTTTTCAAATGTTTGTTGTTCTTTTTCTAAAAATAGTTTCCTGTTTTGCTCACCACCACCTTCTCTTCTAAAAATCTTAACAATGTCATTAAGCATTGTCTTAGGTTCAAAATCAGAAGGATTTGCTTTAGATTTATTTAGTAAATCATTTAAACCACCTAGGGCGTATTGAGGTAGTCCAGGGAAATTAGCAGCTAAGAAGAAGTCTATCTCTTTTGGAGATACGTTTTTAATTCCGTTATCAAATAAGAATTTAGACAAATCAACAGCAAGTGGAGTTGAACTCTTGCTAAATCTTCTGTAGGAGTATTCTTTTAGGTCGCCTAAGTCTTCAATAGTTTGACCTTTAAATAAATCATATCCTGTTAAGAGTTCTAAAGGACTTCTAAGATAAGGGTTAATTGCTGCAGCACTACCCTGTCTTAGGTTTTCAACAGCTTTTTCAGGTGTAGATGCAAGACCTATTTCCTGTCCTGTAGTTGCCATTACTAGATCGTGTGTAGTATCAAGTAATGCACCCCATACTTGTTGAACTTTATCAGGGTCTTCGCTCATAGCAATTTCAGTTGCTCTTCTATAACCTTGTGCTAATCCTGCAACAGTTTCTTCTTGTGGGATTCTTATGTATTCATATTTACCGTTTTCATTTTTTACAGGGAATGGGGGAAGGATTATTAAACCTAATTCTTTTTCCCATTCAGGTATATCACTATAAGCGTTTCTTCTATTCTCATCAGATAAGTTCCAGTAAGTTATAGCAGCAACAGGAGCTGCAACAGTTGTTAAAATGCTAAATGTTGCCTCTGCTGGTTTTTCAGCAATATAAGTTCTTAATGCTCTTGCTGATTTTAATTTAGCATTAGCAAATGGAGATGCTACTTCTAAAACCCTTCCAAATTTACCCTTTTGGAAATAGTTAGGTAGAAGGTTATTTGAATCATAAACTGCTTTTAAAGAGGCATCTAGGTCACTATAACCCTTTCTTAAATACTGTTTTTTTTGAATTAAATATAGTTGAAACCTTGTAGCTTCTTCTGACTTAGCTATATATTTTTCTATGTTTTCTCTTGAGAATGCTTTAGGTTTACCACCTGCTTCTACAAAACTTTTAACTGTATCTCTTCCTGAAACTGCATCATAAGATGTCTGACCTCCTCCTAATTTAAGAAAGTTTTTATACTCTCTTCTTGCTTTAAGATGAGCTTGTTCCATTCTTTTACCAATAATTGGAGCTTTAGATAAAAACTCACCCAACCTTGTGCTACTTGCTGTAACACCATAAGCTGCTTCCATAAAGTTAAGAGGGTTAAGTACAGATAGTTTTGCTCTAGGAGATGTAAAAAATAATATAGCTCCTTGGTCTTTAACAAACTGTCTGATTTGAGATACAGGGTTTAAACCAACTACAGATGCTTTCCAAAGGTTAGTTACTGTACCTGCAATTTTTAAAACTGCTTCCATGGTTCCTGTTTCGTTAGATAATTTAAATGCTTCTCCTAGTTCTTTTGAAACAGTTGCTAGTTCTCTAACTCCGTTGTTGTACCAAGATATAACTGCTTTACCATCTTTACCTTTGTCCATTAAGGTTTTAATTTCTTGTTCTCTTCTTGCAATGGCTCCTGAGGTTTCGTCTAACTTCCTTTGACCCTCAACAATAATATCGACAATCTTTTTAATATTTTTTTCTGATTTACCTAATTGTTTTTGAATAACCTCTAATTCATCAGGAGATTTTTTAACAAGAGAGTTAAATAATTCGTTGTAGTAGATATTTGATTTAATATCTGTAATTTCTCTTAAAATTGGTTTCAATTCAGATTGCTTACCTGCTAATTGTTTTAAAAGTTGTTGTTCATCTCTGTATAAAGTATCAATTATGTTATTTACAAAAGATTGATTTCTTAGGTCCTCAATTTCTTTAACAGTTTCTGCAATCTTGCCCTTACTTGTTCTTAACCTGTTAAAAAATGATGCAGCTCTTTTTGGAGTTATATCAAGAACTTCAAAAACAAATCTTTCTAGTTCATCAGGGGTTGAGTTCCTGAAGAAATTTAGTCTTGCTTCATCTGTTAATTCTTTTAGATTTAAACCATACTCTTTAGAAATATATTTATTAAATTTTTCTTTGATTAAATTATCTGATTTAGCAAGAAGTTTAGTTAAAAACTCTTCTTTCTTAACTAGATTTTTATCTAAAATCTTTTGTAGTTCAGGAGCAGGTACAGCCTTTGTGAAACCTTCGAAATCTCTTACTGCCTGTAAATCTAAACCTTTAATGTTTAGTTTTTCTATTTCGTTTTGTAATTTATTTCTGTCTTTAGTTAAAGATTTAACTCTTTGAATTAATCTGTCTTTAACTACAGGATCCATTGTTTCAACAGTAGTTTTTTTAAGGGATAAATTAATTCCTTTTCTAGCTAGTGAATTAAATTCTTTTTCAAGAACTCCTTTTTGGATATTCTTTTTTTTGATAAATCTTCTAACTGCATCTCTAACTTTCTTTAACTCCTCAACATCATTAATAAGTGCAGTTCTTCTAATAACATCCTCAGCAACTCTAATCATCTCAGCCCCATCAATTTTGCCTTGTTTGATTAAATCTCCAAATAAAGATGCAAACTTGTTTTGATTTGCTTTATCAACAGCCCTGTAGGTATAGTAAAGGGTTGATTCAAGTGGGTTCTCGTGAATTGTATTTGCTATATCTTTTAATTTTTGTACAAGTCTTGGGTCATTAACACTACCAAATGTTGTGGTGGATAGTTTTGGTAACTCAGGTGTATCTGCTTCGTCAAATACCTTTTGAAAAGGTGCGTAATCTTTTAATTCTTTAAGTCTATTGTATTCAGCTTCGTCAATTAAATTGTTATCGTAAATAAATTTAAGTAAACCTTGCATATAGTTGTCGTATCTTGCAAGTAAATCTGCATATTTTTGTGAAGCAAATGCTACGAATCTTTCTTTTTCAGCTCTATTTGGTAAATCAATACCAGTTTCATCAGCAACAGTTAAAAGTCTTCTGTTTAAAAGTAAGGAACCAAACTCATCTGTAGAACCTTTTTGTTTTGCTTGAGTTAAAATATCTACCAAACCATTTTTAGTTATATACTCTTCTGTTTGTCTTCCACTTCTAAACAAAATATCTAAATAATAAATAGGATTTTGAGATGGATTTAATTTTCCGTATTGTTTTTCAGCTAGTTTTATAGCTTTGTAAATTGCTTCCTGCTGAGTTTCAAAATTAACTTTGTAGTCTTCCCATATTTTTGATAATTTACCTTTGATGCCAGGTACTTCTCCTCTAGCAAGTTCTCTTGCAGCTTTTTCTTTTCTAACAATCTCATCTGCAAACTTTTGAGTTACACTAATTACATTTCTTTCTGCTTGGTCTATTTGTTTAATTCCACCAATTTGTTCTTTAAGATAGTTTTTAACGTCATCTGCTGATTTAAATGTATCCTTTATAAAATCCTCAGCAGCTTTAGTTAATGGTTTTCCTTCAGCTTTAAACGCATCAATAGCATCATCAACTCTAGAAGCACCCTTAACTCCTTTTATACTTGCTCCAAAAGCTGCTAATTCACCTGGTCCTGGTGCAATAAGTTCAGGTGTAAAGTCAATAAATCTATTTACTTGGTATAAAGTAGGATTTGTTTTTTCATCAACATTAAATACTTCATTTAGAGTAATCTCACTTCTCCCTGTTGGAGTAGGCTTACCTGTTATTGCAGCTCTTCTTAATTGTCCTGGAGTTTCAGTTATATCTGCTACAGAATAACCTAATTGTTTTCTTTTATTGTATAAATCAACTTTTAAAGTGTCATATGCAGGTTGAACAATAGCTTGGTTTAATACTTCAAATGGCGCAAATATTTGATCTAAACTAATCTGTGGTTTGGCAATAGATATAAATTCTTCAGGAGTTAAAGTTCTTCCTAACTCTATTTGTTTAGTAGCTAACGCCGCTCCCCTATTTGCAGAAGTTATGCCTAAAGTTGCTGGGTTTAATTCTTTTGCTACTTGAATAGTATCAGCTATTGGTTTTGCAACTCTTTCTAAATATTCAGATGTAAATTTTACAGCGTTAGATGTAAGTGGTGCTTGAAGTGGTGCAGGTAAACTTGTTTTAGGTACACCAAAACCTTTAGTAATACCTTGTACTACACCAGCAATAGGTTGAATTGTTTGATATGTTTCATAAGCTTTTTGTAAAACATTAGTAGGTTTAGGTGTTAATACTTTTTTTGCTTGGTCATAAGCTTTAAGTACCTGAACACCTTGCGATATCCTATCCATTGTAGTTGGTTGAGGGGTTGTTACAGCTTTTCTAATAGAATCTATTGCAGATAGTCCTCTTTGTTTTGCTTGTTCTAGTGTGTTTTGGATATCCATACCTAACTAATAATAAATTAGGGTTGTTTAATCAATTATTTTAAGCCACTTAGCTCTCTAAGTCTTTTTGAATTGTATAAATTTGCAACTGTTTGGTCTGCTTTTTGTAAATCGTTCCATAGATTTATAGCGTTATCTTCTAGTCTTCTACCAGCTAGGTCTAAAGTGTAACCTGTTCTTTCATTAGTCCAAATCTGTTGACCTCCAGGTAAAGGTGTTGGGTTCCAACCTGCTGCTGATAAAGCTCTTAGACCTGCGTCTGTGTTTCTTAAATTAAAAATGTTAGAAGCAATTTCTTCAGATTCCATATTATTAAAGTTAGGTAATTGTGCTATTTGGTTTGCTTGTGCATTACCCATTTGGTTATATCTAAATTGAATTGCAGCTTGTTGTGCAAAGGATTCTAGGTTCATTCTTTGCTCAGTTACTAAATCTTCTAATTGTCTTCGTCTTGTGTTGTAATCTTGTAGTGCTTGAAGCTGTGCATTAGCTTTGTTTTGAGATAAAGCACCTTTTTGAGCATTGATTTGATTTAATTCTTGTCTAAAAGAATCTCTTAATTTCATTAAATCTTGTTGTTTTTTAACTTCTAATTGTTGTAGTTGTGTAGTTAATTGTCCTTGTAAATCTCTTTCAGCAGTTCCTAGTGCCATTAAATTTTGTGCAGATTGAGTTTGTGCAGAACCCATTTGTCTTAGTTGCTCAGCACCTAATATTTCAGCAGATGCTTGCCCTGCAGATGAACCACCAACACCACCAAATAAAGTTTGTGATTTTTGTAATCCTTCTTCGTATTGTCTTCTAGCTTGTGCTAGTGCTGATTCTCTTTGACCTCTTGTTTGTTCTTTTTGAAGTCCAATATTTTCCATACCAGCTTGAAACTGTTGTTGAAGTATTGGTCTTTGAGATTCATAACCTCTTATAACTGATTGCTCATAAAATGGTTGTAATTGTATTAATTGTTGAGCTTGTGTGTCATAAAGACTTTGAGCTTCTGCAAATTGTCTATTAATTAAATCGTTTTGTTGTCTTAAAAAAGCACTTTCAGGGTTGATACCTTGCTTCTTGCTAGAAGAACTTGAAGGTTTAGGTGCAGTAACATTTAATTTAGGTGTAGATTTAGCTACAGCTTGAGATGCAGCTTTACCAGCAGCAATTCCAGCTCCTGCACTTCCTATTTTTTTTGCTAGATTTTTGTCCATAGTCAATTAATAATAAAGTTATTCTTTATTTTCAACATTTTTATATTTCTCGTAAAACTCTTCTTTTTGTTTATCAAATTGTTCTTTTTGTTTTCGAGCCGCTCTATTCATTTCAGTTACAGGAAAAGGGTTAAAGGGGTTATCAAAGAAACCTAAGCCACATCTTTTACAAACAACACGAGTTATGGAAAGTCTTTTAAATCTATGGTCGCAATAGTTAGGATCAATTTTAGTTGTATGTTCGTAGAACTCTAAAGGTTCTTTAGTATTCTGATTCTCTTTCATTTTGTGTTTTAGTTAATCTCTTAATCGTATCCTCTTGTTTACCCATAAAATCTCTTACCCACATAATCACATCCTGTTGCCCACAAGCTTTAGTATAGTGCAAGATTAACGCTTCATTAGACGTATACTTTGCAGGATCAGGGAAGTTAGGCACTAATACCAGGTGTTTGAGGAATATTTGCCATCCCTTGGTCGATTGAAGGTCCAGAAGGCATTTGGCTTCCTCCAAAGTTTCCGAGTCCTTGTGGGAGATTTGCTGGGAGTCCTTGTCCTGGTAATTGTCCAGGTAATCCAGTAGGGCTTTGTCCATTTACTTGTCCTGATTGAAATAATTTACTTGCATTTTTAACTCCATTGTCTTCTAGAACACTAATAAGAAGGTCTTTAACATTAATTGTAGCACCTTCCATTTGGAGCTGTTGTTGAACACCAGGTGATAAAAGGATGTATAATGCTTGGTTTCTTCCGTTAATTGCTTCTTCAGATACACCTATTTGCATAGACTTTACGTCAGGAATGTAGTCAAAAGAACCAACTAAATCATCTTTTTCGACAAATAATCTTGCAATAGAACCATCTTCACTCATATCAAGTTTAGGTACTATATTTCCTTGTTCATCTGTTACAGGATTTGTAGGTACGCGAGATACATTTGAGATTACTTCAATTTCTTCTGGAGCCAAACCACCAGGTGTCTGGTCAATGAGATCAGCAGTTTGAGTGATGACTTCATCAGGGATTTGAGTTTGTGCAAGTTCCATGTTTTTAAGTTCATTTAAAATATCCTTTCCGACTATTCTAATAATCATTTGTTCTTTTGTAGGGTCTGAGAAAAGGAACTGTTGGTTCATCTTAATCCAAAACTCCATAACATCTTTTAAAAATTCTTCTAAGTAGATTTGGTTGTAGTTATCACGAGCTAACTGTTGTCTTGTAGTAGCTCTAATTTCGGTCGCAGTCTTATCTCCTTTACCAAGTGGGTTCATGGAAGAGATACCCATGGAGTTATCCCCCATTGCTACTTGAAACGCTGATTTAAGGGCTGTATAGGAGGTATTAAAGCCTGTTATAGCTGCTGTACCTGATTGATGTTCTTGTACATTGTTTGGATTATCGCCAGTAAGCCACACAGCATTAGGTCCGTAGACTAAAGTATCTAGTCTGACACCAGCTGCGTTGTTAGCGACCTTGATTGGAGGTCGCATAGCCAAGTTCATTTGGTCTAAAAAGGCACATAGTGTGGCATTTATAGCCCTATAAAGGGGCAATACGGACTCAACTTCTGATTCTCCGTATACATCATCTCCAATTGGGTAATATCTAAGCATTGAGATAGGAATTTCCTGTGAATCTAGTGGATTTGGACCGTCAAATAGGATAACTCCATGTCTTGGAGCAAAAATAATCTTTCTATCTCTTCTATATTCGGTAACAATCTCTTGAATTGGGAAGTATAGGTCTTGTCCAACTCTATCTTCAAGTGACCTTATTTGTTTGGTAATAGATGTGTACCTATTATCTCTTCTTTCAGGTTTAGGTAGGTTGTCATCCCCTCTCATTCTTTGGTTTAAAACATCTAAATTTTTGTAAAATGGGGTACCGTCAGGGTTTTTCTTGTTTTTTAGGTCTTGCCAAGTAATCCACTCTCTTACCTGTACCCAGTTAGCATTTTTAATATGATTGGCTTGAAAATCAACAAAGACATCTCTGTTATCTAATACCTTAATTTCAGGTCCTTCATAGATTTTTCCGTCTTTTTCAACTACGTTCCAGTAGTTTAGGACAAATGAAGCACCAAAGATTCTTGTTTGAATGTCAGATAGAATAACTTTCTCAAGCATTGTGCCACCAACCTTGGCGTTATCCCATTGAAAATCAAGTAAAGCATTAATGATTTTAGCTTTTATAGCGTCATTACCTTCTCTTGGAGCTACTGTACCTCTTAGTTTTCCAGCAAACATACGAGAAGTTTTCTCTAAGATGGTGGTTCTAATAACAGGGTCAGTTACTTTAGAAAGATACGCCCAGTTAGCAGGTAAATAACCAAAATAGGCTTTGATAATGTCATCCCAACCATTCTTTCTTAACTTTCTTTTATCCATATCATCTTGTGAATAGGTGTAATGATAGGAAACTTCTTCAAAAAGTTCAGGGTCTTGAAAAGAATATTTAGGATTTTTAGGTGTTTTAGCCATAATTTAGAAATAATAAATAAATAACATTAATTCAAGTTTAGATTTCCCACGCTTTAAAATTGTTCTGGGTAATAGTTTTGTTATAGTTTAATCCCTCTTGGTCAAGACCATCAATGTTTAAGAAGTAGTACTCCATAGCTCTAGCACCATGTGAATACTCGTCATGGATTGGGTTCTCGTTTTGTTGATTAAGTCCATTTTTCTCAGGATATCTGTAATTTAAAAGAATATCTCTAAACCTATCTAGCTTATTTGACACAAAGAGAGATGGTATGTACTTGTGGGTAATTCTAATTTGGTCTTCGATTGATTTAACTGACCGGGTACGAATAAATATCTTGTGTTTAGCATATTCCTCAATAGGTGAGGTATTAGTACCAATAGACCTACTACGACCGGCTATATCACCTGTATAAAGACTAGGTTGCCTGTATGGCTTTGATCTTATGATATGGACAAAATGGTCAATAGAGGCGTCCTTTTGCTCGTAATAGTCAATGATTCTAAACTCACCACCACTTCTTTGAAACCAAATGAGAGCTGTTGGGTCATTAACTCCAAAGTCAAAAGACACATTAACCTCAAGATTAGGGTCATAAATTACTTCTGTGAACTGAGTATCCATCTTCCACTCCTTATAGACTTGACCGGATACCGATACAAATTCAGCTAGATACTCTTGTCTAAAAGAGTCCTCACCAATTTCAAGCTTTGCTTTATCAATTTCTGTAGGTAACAAATAAGGGTTATCGTAGGAGGTGAATGTAAAGGCAGCATAATCATCATCAGTATTTTGTTTATTGTACAAATCAAAGAAGTGCCCGTAACCATGTGGGGTTGAGATAAATAGCCCCCCACCCAAGGTATCGGTTAATGCCGGTCTTAAAACTTCATTCCAAATATAGGTCCAATTACGAATGGATGAGATTTCATCAACTACAAGGAAGTGGATTTTATTACCTCGAGCAGATTCAATATTCTCAGCTCCCCTAAGCCATATTTGGGAGGGGTCACCTGTTGATGATTTAAGGTAAATCTCAAGTCTAGATTCATTAGGGTCCCGAGCCCACAGATTCTTGGTTTGATTCTTCATCTCAGTCCATGCAATGTCCCTAGCTTGAGAGATAGTCGGAGCAAAGTATATTGACTTGCTCCCAGGTATTAGAGAAGCTGTACGAATCATCTCTGCAATAGCTAAAGTGGTTTTACCAAAACGACGTCCGGCATTAAGCACTCTAAACCTCTTAGGACACCAAAAAACAAGTGATTGCTTGGGATGTAGTTTGATTTCTTGTAAAGCTTTACTTTTCATCAGGCTTGTTTGAAGAACCCCACCACTCATATTTCTTGGATGTATCTTCAGGTAATACAATATTTACTTGGGTATTTTGATTAGTGTTTTGGGTATCTTGACCATAGCCCCTATCTCTAAGTATTGTCTTGGCAAGGTAGAGGAGCAGTTGAGTATCACCTTCTTTAGCTTTTGTAATGAGTGTTTTTTCAATATCATCTTTAATAGACTCTTTAGCAATATCTAACATCTTTTTAAGTTCAGGATAGGTTTCCTGCCACTCGTACCAGGTAGCTGGTGCTATTTTAAGTTTCTTGCACGTATTGGTAATGTGGAAGTTACATTTAATGTAGGTATCTACAATTTTATAATCACTAATTTTTACTCTTTTATATGCTGTCTTGTGTCTTCGTTCCTCAAATAATAGACCTTTAACCTCAGGGTGTTCTCGTACCTTCATATAAAAATTATAGCATTGACAGGTACTTTTTTTATAGGGTACGGGTATTTTGTAGGAGGGGGTAGGGTATCATTGGAACTTGGAACTTGATGTAGCAATTATAAATAGGAGGTAACTATCTGTGCGATTATAAATGGGAAGCAACTATCCATGAAATTATCACTTCGCTCCTCTCCACCACTACGTCACATTTGTAGCGAGGGGGAGGGGTATCTATTTATCAACGAAATCCCTTGATTTTGGGTATTATAATTTACATAAAAACTCATTTGTCAAGTTTAGTTCTGATTGATAATACAACGTAAAGTGGCATTGGTACTAGGAATTTTGTATATTTTTATGTTATAATGGTGCTAAGGTGCTTTATGTAACAAATATTCCAATGTTACATTGTTTTAATTATTTCAATGTTTTAATCTTCTTATATTATCTTTAATCACTTAGTAAATTAGTACTTGACATGATTTATTATCTATGTTATATTGATATTAGTACAAAAGTTAAAGTAAAGGATAACAATCTTAT